CACATAATCGTCGCGCTGCGCGACGGCGGGTACGCCGCATCGTTCGGGATTCGCTACCGCCTGGCCCGCGCTCTGCGGGCGTCCCCGGCGATGTTGTTCCGGCCGCACTCTGACGTCGGCAACGTCGACATCGACCTCACGCCCATCATCGACCTCGCCGGGTACGTCACCGACGCCGAGGCGTTGCGCATCGTCGACCGGCCGCCGGGTGATGCGGCATGAGCACGCGAACCGAACGGCGCGAGGCGGCGGCCGCAGCGTTCACGGCCTACGTCGAATCCCGGTGCGGGTGCATCGACGACGTCAACGTCGAGGACTTGCATTGGCTCGCCGACGACTTTGCCCATGACGCCATCAACGCCGCCATCGCGATCGTGTCGGCAACCGCTCACGAGGTCGAGGCGTGAACGCCTACCGGGAACCGCCCGAGTGCCCGGGATGCGGTCGCATCATGAGCTACCGGGAAGCGGACGAACAGGGCGCGTGTAACGACTGCGCCGCCCTGTACGACTGGGATGCCGACCGGTTCGTCGACTGGTCGGGCATCAACCCCGACGACCCCGATTGGGAACGATGACGGCGCCGTCGGGTTGGTCGCAAGCGTTGGCCGCCGGGTTCCTCGCCGCCGCCCTCATGGTGGCGTCAGTCCCGGCGCAACGGACCGCCGTTGGCGTGTGCACCGCGGTGAACCCCACCACCTGTGCGCCGCCGACGACGGGCACCGACCCGACCGCCCTTCCGCCGGGTGTGTCGGGTCGGTGCTCTGAATGGGCGTCGACGGCGTTCGCCGTCGGATGGCCGGTCGACCAGTGGCCGACCATCTCGCGGGTGATGTGGTGCGAGTCGCGCTGTGACCCGGCGGCACGCAACCGCAGCGGGGCGGCCGGACTCATGCAAGTGATGCCGATGTGGTGGCACGGCCGTGATCCGACCGACCCCGCGACCAATCTCACGATGGCCGTCGAGGTGTGGCACGCGCAGGGTTGGCGGGCGTGGTCGTGTTACTGACCGAGGAAGGGACCTCATGAAAGCGTGGAAGTGCTCGCGGTGCGGCATCCGGACGGTGTCGCCGTGGTTCCGCCTGTCCGACGGGTTCGTGCGCCAGCGCAACGCGGGCGGGACCAACGCCGTGCACCAACCCGCCTACCGGGCGGGCGCGTGGTGCGACGTGTGCTTCCGCGAGATGGTCGACGGCGGCGTGCAAACCGAGATGTTCGACTGATGTACAAGACACGCTTTTACCGCAACGCCGACGCCGCCGACGTCGCCGTGACCCTGTTCCACGAGTGGGGATTCGCGGCCGGGTCAGTGGCGACGAAAGTGTCGACGATCGACGGCGACGACGACCCGGTCGTCGAGTACGAGGTGTGGGTGTCGGACGCGGCGGCGCCGTACCGGCCGCCCGACCCGGAACCGCACGAGGACGACTTCGGATGGTCGCGGCAATGGGATACCAACACCGATGGATGACGCCGCGGTCGTCCCGTACGAGGCGCCGGACCCGGTCGGCGTCGACGTCCTGCGGTACCTCGGGTACCACCCGGCCGACGTCGCCACTAAGGCACTCGTGATGGTGGCGCGCGAGTTCGGGTTGCGACCGTTGCTCGGCGAGGTCCAGCTGATCAAGCCGCGCACCGGTAGCGCCAAGGTGTACGTAACCCGTAACGGCCTGCTCCACATCGCGCACCTGTCCGGGCAACTCGACGGGATCACCGTCGATGAGCAACGCCGCAACACACAGGACAACGGTTGGACGGCGTACGTGTCGGTGTGGCGGAAAGACTGCTCGCACCCGTTCCGGTACGGCGCGCAATGCAAAGACACCGAGGACCAAGCCAAAGCGGGCAACGGTCCCGAGATGGCGTTGGCCCGGGCCGAGCGGCGCGCCCTGTTGCGGGCGTTCGACATCCCCGACTCGGGCGTCGAGGTCGAGGACCAACCGCTAGCGGGGGATCGGGACGTGGGCGGCGCGGAGGGGCCCATTCCTGCGACGTCAACACGTCCCGATCCCATCACCGACGACGAGGAAGGAACCGCCGATGAGTGGCCCGTTGACACTCGGTAAGTACGACGTGACGCTCGAATGTCCCGAGTGCGGCGACCCCGCCATCGTGACGGTCGAGTTGCTGACGGTGCGCCACTCGGCGACCGACACGTCGGGAACCCTTCGCCTCAAAGTCAAGGCGCACTCGACGCCGCACCGGTGCGACTCGCCCCGATTCCCGGAGGTGTGACGGGTGGGCATCCGCCGCGACTGGACCGTCCACAACCCCGTTCGCACGGCTGTGGATAACCCTGTGGATAACTCGCTTCCGAGCCTGCTAGCTGGTCGTTCGGCGTCCGGATTTGTCCAGACCTTTGACACATCCCCCTGTGCGCGTGATATCGCGGGCGCTCGGGAGGGAACCCGACCGGGTCAGTCCGAGTACGCAACGGGTTTCGTGGGCCGCGCGGGAAAAGACTCGCGTCAGTTGTGGTCGCAAGGTTCGCGCAGCGAACCGCCGCGACTACGGCCGACACGCCGACAGGCGTGGCGGCCGTGACCGACGCAAGCGGCATCGACCGCCTACGCCACGCCATCGACAACCCGCCGCCGCAACCGCTCACGTTCGCCGTCATGGACCGTGACGCAGTCGAGGAACGGCGGCGGTGGTGGCACGGCGATCGCATCGGCCACTACCCGCGCTGCGCGTGCGATCGTTGTCGTCAACACCCGGGTGATGGACCGGATGTCCGGATACGCGGTATGAATCACGCGGGGCCCGACCCAACGCAGGAGGAACCGACCTGATGTCACAGGCACAGGCGTACGGCAAATCCACCGCCAACAAGGCCGTCGAGTTCAAAGCGATGCGGAACCGCAAGGCGGCCGTGTTGTGGTGGCTAGCTCATCACGGCGGGACGATCACGAACCATTCCGGGCGGGCGTCGGTCGAGTTGGCCGCCAGCATCGCCCCGATCGACCCCGCCGCAACCCGGGTCAAAAACTTCACGTCGATGCTCGCCGAGATGGAAGCCGACGAGTTGATCCTGCGCGACGTCAAGGGCAAACGCACGATGGCTGTCACGTTGGTGCCCACCGCCGACGAGTTGGCCCGCCATCCCCGCTACGGCGTCGATCCCTGGCCGACCAACGGCAACCCGGCGCGGCCCGTACAGCCCGATTTGCGGGTCGTGACGGCCGCCGAGGAGCAACCGTCGCCGATCGTCACCGTTCGGCCCGCAGACGGCCCTACAGCGGCCGTAGACGCCGAGTGGACGCCACCGCCGCTGGCGCCTAACGCCGACCCGCACGCGCTCCTAGCGCAAGCGATGGCGTACATAGCGCAGGCGATGGCGTCGTCGAAACCGGTCACCGCCGCCGACCCGACCTTGCTGGGCCGGTTGGCGTTCACGTTGGAAGACAATCAACGCATGCGCGTGAAGCTCAACGCCGCCCGCGACGAGGTCGTCGCCTTGCACGCTGAGGTCACCGGACTGCGCCAGGCCAAACACGCCCTAGAGGAAAACCTGCGCGTCATCGCCAACGGCCGACTCGACGAGGGCGCGCTGCGCCGGTTCAAAGAGCTTGACCGCATGGTGCGCAGCGCGCCGGGCACGCACAAAGGCGTCGACTAGTGGAACCGCTGACGTTGCCCACGCCGCCCCTGTGCGGCGCGTTCTGGCACGACGGCCGCAAGTGCCTACGGCCCGCCAAGTACGTCGACAAGTGGGAACGCAGCGACGGCAAACCCGGGATGCGGTACTACTGCTCGGTACACGCCAACGGCCACAAGTACACGCTTGCGTGCGTGTGGCCCCATTGCAAAGCGGCCGTCGTCGCCGTCGTCGACGGCGCGCCGTTGTGCGACGAACACGCCGAGGCGAACGCAACCACGGGCGGTTGGCGATGAGTGAGGCGAACCGCGAACGACTGTGGCCCGAGATGATGAGCGTCGACGGCGACATCGCGCACCTCGTGGTCGAACGCGTCACCATCCAAGAGGGACGCACGTTCTCGGCCGACGCGATGGAACACCTACACGACCAGTTCATCGTGTGGGTCGGAACCCGACTCATGCGGCGATGGGAACAGACCGGCGAACCGCCGACCGCGCTACTCGTCGAGGTCCGGGTCGTGGCATCGTGAACGACGATGCGACGACCTAGGAAGCAACCCGCCGTCGGGGCGGCGACCCACATCACCGCCCGGGCCGGTGACCGGGTGGCGTTGTGCGGCCAGCGTGACCCGTTGCCGGTCGTGTGGGCCCCGTTCGTACCGGCCCACGTCGACGGGTACGCGCTCGTGCTGTGTCCCGCCTGTGCTCGGGTGCTCGGGAGTGTGGCGTCCGACCAGGCGTACGAGGTCGACCCGACCCGCATCCAACGCCGCACCGAGTAGGTCATCAGGGACCCTGACATCCCGGGCGTACACTCCCGCGCCATGAGCACCCCCGCACCGCCCGCACCGGAACCCGACGTACCGCAACCCAACCCGCAACCCGTCGACCCTGACGATGACTGAGGTTCAAGCGTGGTTCGTCGTGGTCGAGGTCGGGATCATCGCCCTCGCCTATCTGGTCGGCCTGTTCCACGGTCGATGACACGGTGCCGACGGGTGACCCGAGGTACAACTCCAAGGCGTGGCGCCGCCTACGTGCGTACGTGCTGGACCGTGACCGCCACGTCTGTCAGGTGCGAGAGGTCGGGTGCACGCTCGGCGCTACACAGGTCGATCACATCACACCCGTCGTCGAGGGCGGCGACTTCTGGCACCCGTCCAATCTGAGGGCGTCGTGTCGACCGTGCAACTCCAAGCGGGGCGCTCGCATCGCTACGCACTACGCCCGGGCCGAGGTCCGACTGTGACCCCACCCGGTCGCGTGCTGGTCGCCGACCTCCCCACCATCCTCGGCCTGGCGGTGGGGGGGTCGGTTTTCGTGGTGGCCGACCTCGCATCATCCCGTACCACAGTTCGTTTCCTTCCTGAACGTGGGAGGTCGGGTCCGATGACGGCCCGCAAGGATGGAACCCGCAGCGATTCCCGGGGACGGGTTGAGATGGGGTTGGAAAAGGAACTGCTCGAACGCTCCGACGTCGGTCCGGCCGAGCGCGCCGCGCTGCGCGCACAGGCGCGAGCCATCGACGTCGCCGAATCGAACCACGATCCCCGAGCCGTGACCGAGGCGAACCGTGCATACCTCGACCTCCGAACCGCCTGCGGCATGGTCGCCGGTGCCGGGCCCGTCGTCGACAGCTTTGACCGCCTCTTGGCCGAGTTGGGCGGGACCGCCACCGACGTACAGCACGCCGCGGACACCTAGCCGCGCCACGTTCGGCGGCGAGGTGGCGAACCTCGCCCGTCTGGTCGGTCGCCCGTTGATGCCGTGGCAACGCCACGTCGCCGACGTCGCGTTAGAGGTCGGGCCCGACGGGCGTTTCGCGTACCGAACCGTGATCGTCACCGTGCCGCGTCAGTCCGGCAAAACCACGGTGTTCGGCATGGTGATGGAACAACGCGCCTTGCGCACGACCCGCGGGCGGGTGTGGTTCACGCAACAGTCGGGCAAGGACGCGGTCGACTGGTTGCTGAATGAGCACGTTCCGATGATGGCGCCGTTGGCGGCGTTGTTCACGGTGCGCCGGGCGGCCGGGTCGGTCCACATCCGGTGGCCGACCGGTTCACTCGTGCGGCCCTTCCCACCGACGCCCGCCGGACTCCACTCGAAAATCTCGGACCTCGTCGTCGTCGACGAACCGTGGGCGTTCGACCTGATCCGCGGCCGCCAACTCGACCAAGCCATCGTGCCGACGCAGGCGACGAAACCGAACGCGCAGGTGTGGAAGGTGTCGACGGCGGGTGACGCCACGTCGACGTGGTGGCTCGGCACGGTCGAGGCGGGCCGGGCCGCCGCCCTGTCGGGCCGTACCGACGGTGTCGCCTATTTCGAGTGGGCGTGTCCCGACGACCTCGACCCATGCGACCCGGACTCGTGGCCGGTGTTTCATCCCGCCTACGACCGCACCATCGGCCACCCGGCGATGGTGGCGGCGTTGGAACTGCTCGGCCCCGACGAGTTCGCCCGGGCGTACGGCAACCGGTGGGTGTCGACGACGGCGCGGGTGATCCCGGCGGCGGCGTGGTTGGCGGCCGCCGACGCCCGCCAGGCGATGCCGACACCGGGCGCGGTGGCGCTCGGGTTCGACGCCGCCGTCGACCGGTCCGACGCCGCCATCGTGGCGGCGTGGGTCGACGGTGCGACGGTGCGGTGCGAGGTGGCCGACTGGCGCTCGGGCGTCGGGTGGGTGACGGACCGCCTGCGCGAGCTTGTGGAGCGGTGGCGGCCGACGGCGGTGATGTTCGACGCCGCCGGGCCCGCCCTCGACGTGGCCGACGCCGCCGAGCGGGCCGGACTCACCGTCGCCCCGGTCAAGGCGCACGACTTCGCCGCCGCCTGCGCCGGACTACTCGACGCCGTCATCGCCGAACCGCCGACGGTCCGGTACCGCCCGCACCAGGCACTCGACGACGCCGCCGCCGCCGCCACCCGCCGGGCCCTCGGCGATGCGTGGGCGTGGGGTCGACGCCAGTCGTCGACGTCCCTGTCGCCGTTGACGGCCCTCACCGTCGCCCGGTGGGCGGCGTTGCACTCGACACCGTCGGGCCCGTTCCGCATCCTGTGAGTCTCAGGGTTCCTGACGCATCAGGGAACCTGAGATAGCGTCCCGTCGTGCTTCCCATGCGGTCGTACCCGCGATCGCTCGGCCGAGCGGCGAACGGTGCACCCGAGCTACGGTTCCCGGTCCCGCCGGGGACCTCGCCGCTGGTCGGTCCGTTCGTGTGGGATTCGACGACGGCCCGCCAGGTTCCGGCGGTGCAACGGGCCCTCGGCCTGTACGGCGGGATGTGCGCGCAAATGCCGGTCGACGTCTACCGCGGCACGGTCGCCCTCCCGCGTCCTCGACTGGTGACGCGCCCCGACCCGGTCAACGCCCGGTCGTGGTTCGTGCGGTGCAACGTCGAGGACTACCTCATGAACGGCAACGCCGTGTCGCTGGTGACGTCGAGAGGCGCCGACGGGTGGCCGACATCGGTGGCGTGGTTGCCGATTACGTGGGTGTACATCGTGTGGACGCCGGGCGTGATCGACCCCACGTACTACTACTACGGCGCGCCGTTGCCGTTCGAGGACGTGATCCACGTCAAGCGTTCGGCCGACCGGATGTACGGCGGTGCCCGCGGCGTCGGGATCGTCGAGGAATGCCTCGGGACCCTCGACCGGGTGGCGATGGAGGAGGCGTACGAGTCGACGACGTTGGCGGGCGCGGCGGTGCCGTCGGTTGCGATCGTCACGCCGCAAGCGACGTTGACGCAGGACGTCGCCGACGACGCGAAACAGTCGTGGATGGACAAGTACGGCGGGCCCAACCGCATGCCCGCGGTGCTCCCGCAAGGCACGCAGGTGATCCCGTTGTCGTGGTCGCCGTCGGACACGCAGTTGACCGAGGCGCGCCGTATGTCGCTGGTCGACATCGCCAACGTGTTCAACCTCGACTCCTATTGGCTCGGCGCGCCGGTCGCCGGGATGACGTACAAGACAGCCTCGCCGCAGTACCAACAGATACTCCGGACGTCGATCGAACCGGTGCTCGCCGATTTCGAGGACGTGTGGTCCGACGCGTGGTTGCCGCGCGGCCAGGTGATCCGGTTCGACCGTAACCAACTGTTGCGCGAGGACTTGCCGACGACGGCGACGGCGTTGGCGACGTTGGTCGGCGCCGGAATCCTCACCGCCGACGAGGCGCGCCTGTACCTGGCGTCGGGACAGGTCGGGATGCCGGATGAACCGCTCGCCGCCGTCGCCGACTCGGCGGCGCCACCGCCGCCGGAACCGACACCCGTAGGAGGTGGCGCGCCATGACATCCGCACCGACCGAGCTACGCCAGTACGCCGCCGGGTTCGCCCTGCGCGACGTGCAAGCGGTGGGCCGCCCGTTCCGCTACTTGGAAGGGCGCGCCGTCCCGTACGACGAGTGGGCCGTCGTGTACACGCCGTTCGGCAACTTCGCCGAGCAACACCGTTACGGGTCGTTCAAACGGACGACCAACGGCCGCAGCGGCGCCAAGCTCCCGCTACTGCTGTTCCATGACAACCGGTCGTTTCCCATCGGCCACGCCGAGAGTTGGTCGCATCCCGACGACGGGTTGCACGGCGTGTGGAAGCTGAACGAGTCGCCCGAGGCGCAGCGGGCGGCGCAGGCGGCCGACAACGGCGACCTACTCGGCCTGTCGATCGGGTTCACCGACGCCGCCCCGCCCCGCGTCGAGGACGGCGACCCGGCATCCGATGACCCCGACGCGATGCCGCGGGTGACCCGGGTCGAGTCGCGACTTCTAGAAGTGTCGATGACGCCGACGCCCGCGTTCGCGTCGGCCGAGGTGACGATGGTCCGTACCTTGTGGCGGCCGCCCGCTCCGGTGGAGCGCGACGTCGATCGCTGGCGCCGCATCGTCGACGAGTTACGATCCGCCTAGCGACGACCGCGGCCGACCCCGCCCGCCCCTCGCCGGTCAACCGAGTGTCAAGCTCCCTGATCGGTCCGGGTGTGGCCCGTTGGATTGCCCCGCCAGCGCCCCAACGTGCTCACGCCCGGAGGTAGTGCCGTGTCCAACGCCGTTCTCGACCGTTTCGTCGCCGACCGTCAAGCGCAGGTCGACACGATGGATCAGATACTCGCTCAGGTCGTCGACCGCGACCTCGTCGACGCCGAGCGGGGAATCCTCGACGCCTGTCGCCAGCGCATCGCCGCCCTCGACGACCAGATCAGACCGCTGCAAGAGTTCGAGAGCCTGCGCGCCGCTCATGCGACGACGACGTCCGGACTCCCGCAACCGTCGCCCCGCCCGAACGGACTCCCCGCCGAACCGCGCCGCATCGACGGCGGCGATCGTCTCCCCGAGTACCGCACCGTCGGCGAGTACCTCGTCGACCTGGTCCGCGGGCGCGCCCTCATGGGCGGCGAGGTCGACCGTGACGCCGCCCACCGCGTCGAGTTGATCAATCGGCGGGTCGTGTCGGATCAGAAGACGTCGGACACGCCCGGCATCCTCCCGACGCCCATCGTCGGCCAAGTCGTGTCCCTGTTGGACGCCAACCGGCCCCTCATCTCGTCGCTCGGCGGCGCCAAGGGGCTCGGCGGCATCCCCGGTACGACGTTCACGCGCCCCAAGGTGACGCAGCACACGACCGTCGGCGTGCAAGCGGGTGAAAAGACTCAGCTTCCGTCGCAGAAAATGACGGTCGGGTCGGTGTCGTTCGCCAAGTCCACCTACGGCGGGACCGTCGACATCTCGCGCCAGGACATGGATTGGACCTCGCCCGCGGCGTGGGACATCCTCGTGCGCGACCTCGCCGCCGTGTACTCGCAACAGACCGAGGCGGCGATCGCGGCCGACTTCGCGACCAAGGCGACGGGTACGAAACCGCCCGCCCTTCCCGCCACGCCGGTACTGGCCGACTGGTCGAAGGCGTTGTACACGGCCGGGATGCACTCGTACCAAGCGGGCCAGCGGATGCCGAACCGGATTTGGTGCTCGCTCGACGTGTGGGCCGCCCTCGGTTCGCTGGTCGACACGACCCGCGTCGTGCTTCCCGTCGACGTGACCCGCGAGATGGGCGCGCCGGGCACGTCGGAACTTGCGTCGTTCGGCGGCGACCTGTTCGGCATCCCGCGCATCGTCGCCCCGCTGCTCCCGGCGAAGACGTGCATCGTCGGGCCGTCGGACTTGTACGAGGCGTACGAGGAAGTGATCGGCCTGCTGTCGGTGATAGAGCCGTCGATCCTCGGCGTACAAGTCGCCTACGGCGGATATGTGGCGTTCGGGTCCCTCGCCGTCGGCGCCTACGTCGCCCTCGACCTGTCGGCCGTGACGGCGCTCCCGACGATGGCCGACCCGCTCGACGCCGCCGACACGTCGACCGACGAGGCGGCCGCCGAGAACCACTCGACCCGGCGCGGGAACCACTAGACGATGGCGACGGCGTGGCCGACGCTGGTCGAGGTACGGGCGTTCCTCCGGTTGCAACCCAACCCGACGGACGACGGCGTCATCTCGACGGCGTTGGCCGCCGCCATCGACTACGGCGACCGCCGCACCAACTACCGGTGGACGCCGTCGGCCGGGCCCGACTGGACCCCGCCCATGCCGGACGTCGTCCATATGGCGTGTTTGGAGCACGCGGCCCGCCTGTACAAGCGGCGCGACACCGTCGACGGCACCATCGCGTGGGGTGACATGGGTGCCCTGCGCGTGCCGCGCATCGACCCCGACATTGAATCCCTGTACACCGCCGTCGGCCCGGTCGTGTTCGGGTGAGTTGGAATCGGGCCACCGTGGCGCAGGCGTTGGCCGACGCCATCACGGCGGGGACGGGCGGCGCGTTCACGGTGCACACCGAACCGCCCCAAACCCTGAACCCGCCGTGCGTCGTGATCGGCCCGACGTCGCGGCCGTTCTCGACGGCGGCCCTGTCGGTCGACGAGGTCGACGTCGCCGTCATGTTGGTGCAACCCGTCGGCCGGTTGACGGACCTCGACGCGATGGCGCAGGACGTCGCCGACGTGATCGTCGTCGACCCGACGCTCGGCGGTGTCGTGCGCGCCGCGTACCCGTACGACCAACGCAACACCCGCGGCGTCGTGGTCGCCGGAATCGACCTCACCGTCGCCGACCTCACCGTGAAAGTCGTTCAGTAGGAGGAACCCACCATGCCGACCGCCACCCGCGACGATCCCGACGTCGAGGCACCCGCCCCGACCCTCACCGCATCCGGCGACCCGAACCCGCCCGCGACGGCGCCGCTCATCCTGAACGACGCGTATTTCGAGATGTCGGGCGTGAACCTCCGGTGCACCGTGAAGCACTTGGAAGCGGCGTTCCCGGAAAACAAGGTCGTCACCGTGACGTCGTTCTGTTCGGAGACGGATTACCCGGGCGTCACCAAGTGGCACCTACGGGTCACCTTCTACCAAGACTTCACGGCCGGGTCGGTGTTCGCCACGTTGCAAGCGGCGATCGCCGCGTACCAAGCCAACGGAACGCCCGTCGCGTGGAAAGCGCGCCCGTACTCGTCGCGGGTGGCGTCGTCGACGAACCCGATCATTTCCGGGCTCGCCATCCCGCAACCCATCCCGCAGATCGTCGGCGATGCGGGCGCGGCGTCCGAGGTCCAGATCGACTGGAACCTCATCGCGCCGCCCACCATCGACTACGGCGCGGTGACGGCGACCGGTGCGTCGGCGGGCGCGCCCGGGTACTTCACGCCGACCGGCGCCAGCGTCCCCGCCAACCTCGCCGCCCTCACCGGGATCACCGCCGCTCCCGCGACAGCGTGGTCGGTCGGGACGTACGTCATCACCGCCGACCTGCTCGCCGCTCACTGGTCGGGGTCGGCGTGGGTGGCCGGTAAGGCGTAGGCGATGCCGGACCCGGTCGTCGCCGTCGTCGGACTGAACGCCCTCAAACGCGACCTCGTGCGCGCCGCCGGGGATCGCGGCCCGATCAACGCCGCCTTTTCGGCCGCCGGAACCAAGGCAATCGAACCGGTGGCGGCGGCGGCGCGGGCCGCCGTCCCGCACGACTCGGGCGAGTTGGCCGGGACGATCCGCGTCACCGGGTCGCGCTCGGGCGGGACGGTGCGCATGGGCAACGCGGGCCATCGCTACGCCGGGTGGGTGGACTTCGGCGGGACCCGCAAGCGGCCCCACATCGCCGAGCGGCCGTACCTCACCGATGGCCGGTACCTGTTCCCGGCGGCCCGCGGCCTGTCCGGCGCCGCCCTCGCCGCCTACACGCCCGCGTTGCAATCCGCCCTCGACGCGATGGCGTGGACCAACACGGCAACCGAGGGGTCGAGTGTTCATGACTGATGCCAGCACACCGCTACCGACGACGGTCCGGGTGACGGAATCGTTCTCACGCCGCATGCCGACGCAACGGGTCATCGACGCCGTCCAACACGCCGAGGGCGGGACACCGTTCGGCGAGTTGATCCAACATCAACCGTTCCGGGTCGTGGCGTTCCGCGCCTTGCTGCGCGACTTCCCGGACCGGGATACCACATCGTTGTGGTTGCACTCCTACGACGTCGAGGTCGAGGTCGTCGAGGCAAACCCTACGAACGGCGACTCGCCGACGCTCGCGCCACCTTCCGACGGTTTTGGGGTGTCGACCCCGACGCCGTAGGCGACGAGGACTTCGCGGCGATGGTCCGACTCATGGAACGTGAAGCGACCGCGCTGGCCCGCGTCGGTAAGGCGCGCTGATGGCCGGGCCGTCGATCGCCGTCCGCATCCTCGGCGACCTCACCGGGTTCGGAAAGTCCGTCGACGACACCGCCGCGAAGGGGACGGGCGCGGCGTCCAAGTTGCACTCGGCGTTCACCGGTGCCCTCGGCGCGCTGAACACGACCGGTGTCCTCGGTCCGTTCAGCGCGGCCCTCGACGGGATCGACACCGCCATCGGCAACATCGCCGAGCACGGCAAGGGGATCGGCCAAGCGATGCTCGGCGCCGGGACCGCCATCGCCGGGGTCGGCGTCGGCCTGTCGGCGCTCGGGTCCAAGGACCAGGCCGCCCACCAACAGTTGCAAGCGTCGGTCGAGGCGACGGGCGCGTCGTACGAGGACTTCGCCGGTCAGGTCGAGAAAGCGATCGGCCATCAGGAAAAGTACGGCGACTCGGCGCATCAGACACAGGACGCCTTGCGGTTGATGACCACGGCGATGGGTGACCCGCAAAAGGCGCTCAACGCGCTCGGCGAGGCGTCGGACATCGCGGCGGCGAAACACACCGACCTCGCCTCGGCGGCCGGTCTGTTGGACAAGGTGTACGCGGGCAATACCAAGGTGCTCAAACAGTTCGGGATATCGACCGACGACGTCGCCAAGGCGACGGCGGGGATGACCGACGCCGGGTCCAAGAACGCGGCCGTCATGGAACTACTCGGGAAGAAAATCTCGGGCCAGGCCGACGCCGCCGCCAACACGTTCGGCGGGCACATCACCGCGCTGAAAACGCACCTCGAAGATATGGCGGCGAACATCGGCGCCAAGTACGGCCCGGCCATCACCGCCGTCGGTACGGCGATGGCGGGGGCGGGTGCCGTGTTCCAAGCGTGGCCCGCCATCGCCGCCATCGCGTCGGCGGCGTGGGATGCGATGACGGCGTCGGAACTGTTGGCGATGGCGCCGTATGTGTTGATCATCGCCGGACTCGCCGCCATCGGTGTCGCCGTGTACGAGTTGTGGACCAACTGGTCGACGGTGTGGGGATGGATACAACAGGCGGCGGCGGCCGTGTGGCAATGGATCGTCGATCACTGGCCCTTGCTGCTCGACGTGATCCTCGGGCCCATCGGCATCGCCGCCGGGTTGGTCATCCAACATTGGTCCGAGATTGTCGCCGCCGCGCAGGCGGTGTGGCAATGGATCGTCGACAACTGGCCCCTGTTGCTCGCCATCATCACCGGGCCCATCGGCATCGCCGTTGCCGTGCTCGCGAACTACTGGGGGACGATCACCGACGACGCCGCCGCCGTGTGGGATGCGATCAAGGGCGGATGGAACGACCTCATCGGGTTTTTCCGCGGCATCCCCGGACAGGTGGCCGGTATCTGGTCCGGGATGTGGGAGGGCATATGGGATTCGTTCCGCAGCATCGTCAACCGACTGGTCGACGGGTGGAACAGTCTCAAGTTCACCCTTCCGTCCCTCGACCTCGGGCCCATCCACGTCGGCGGCGAAACGATCGGCGTCCCGTCGATCCCGCACCTGGCGCAAGGCGGACTGATGACGGCCGACGGACTCGTGTACGCCCACGCCGGGGAGGTCATCACGCCCGCGCCCAAGGGGCTCGCCGCCACCGGCGCGCCCGCCGTGTGGATCGAAAACGCCACGTTCACGAGTGAGGCGGATGTGGACCTGTTGCTGCGCCGTACGGCGTGGGTCGTGCAAACGAGGGCGGCGTGATGGCGTGCGTACGGGCGGCCTGGCTCGTGATGGGGGCGTCGACGATCCAACTCGAAAACGTCCCCGGCGGGTGGTCGTGCGAGGAACTGGACCTCGGGTACCCGGCGGTGCGCGCCGTCACCAGTCCGCGCCCCGACGTCGACGGCATCGACGACCGGACGCGACTCATGGGTGAGCGGGCCGTGTCGGCGTCCATCCACGCCCTCGCCTCGGGCGGCGCCAGCATCGACCAGATCGCGGCGTCGTTCGCCCCGTTCATGGTGCCGTCGGCGCGCCCGGTGTTGCACTACGTCCTCGACCGCCCGGGCGCGGCGGAACGCATCATGACGGTGCGGGCCGCCGGGTACACCTGGCCGATCGCCGGGCCGATCGAACGCCAGGTGCATTTGCAATGGATCGCGCCCGACCCGATCGCCTACGACCCGACGCAGCGCTCGGCGACGGCGTACTCGGGGTCGACGACGGCGCAGGGGCGCGTCTACAACCTCACCTTTAACCGGACGTACGCCAGCGGCGGCGGCGGCGCGGCGACGGCCGACCTGTACACGCCGGGCGACATCACCGCTCGGCCGTTGCTGCGCATCTACGGACCGGTGTCGGCGCCGACGGTGTTGTTCTCGGGCGGTAACGGGTTCGTCGGGTTCCAACCGACGCTCGGACTGAACGCCGGTCAGTACGTCGAGGTGGATTGCGCCGCGCACACCGCCTACCTCAACGGCGACCGATCGAAAAACGTCCTGACCCTCATCGACTGGACCAACATCGCCGCCAACGGCGGGTGGCCCCGCATCCCGCCGCTGACGCACGTCACGATGTCGATGTCGGGCCAGTCGACGGGCGGCACGACACAGACCACGGCCCTGTGGTCCGACGGGTACCTCGCATGACGGCCCCTACGTTGCCCCAGGATCGACGAAACGACCCCGGGCGGTATGGGTACAGCCCGAACACACCAGGGCAAACGCCCCGGGCGGCCCCGGGCACCTATCCGGTCCCGTACGGGCGGGGCGTGTGGCGTCTCACGTTGCACGCCCGCACCTACGCGCCCAACACCTACGACCGCACGCAGCTGGTCGAGTTGACCTCGGCGCGGTCGAGGTCGATCCAACGGCAATGGAACCAACCGGCCGAGTTGCGCTTCACGATGGACGGCCGGTCGCCGGACTGCGCCGCCGTGGCCGAGCTACAGACCGAGGTGATGGCGTGGCGGTGGGATGACCAGACCGGCGCCGACGTGTGCGTGTTCCGCGGCGTCGTCGATCACGCCGAGGACCAGATTTCCGACGCGACCCACGTCGTGAACTTCGTCGCGCACGACTTCCTCGCCCTGTTGGCCCGGCGGCCGTTGCTGAACCTCACGCCCCTCGTCATGACGGCGATGGATCAGGACCGCATCGTCGCCTATCTGCTCGGACTCGGCGGCGGCGGGCCCGACCCGACGATCATCCCGAACAAACCCGGCGGGCAACTCCCCATCGCGGCGTGCATCGTCGCCGGGGATGGCGTCACCAACCGGACCTCGCTCAGCGGCGTCGTACGGGATCGGACCTACCTCGGCGGCGTCCTCGTCGGAACCGCCATCGACCAACTCGCCCTCGTGTCGGGTGGATTCGATTACGACGTCGTCCCCGAACCGGCCGCCGCCGACACGTTGCAAATGGTCGACCAGACCGGAACGCTCACCGTCCTCGGCGCCGGGCGCGACGCCCTGCGCATCTTCTACCCGTCGCAAGGCGTCCAACGGACCGACCTCGTGCTCGCCTACGGGTCGAACATCGCCGGGATCACTCGCACCGTCAACTCGGCCGACTACGCCAACGCCGTTCGCTCGCTCGGTAACAACGGGTCGTCGGACCCGAACGCCGCCCAGTTGGTGAGCGTCGCGCAGAATGCCGACGCCAGCGGGACCCTCGTCGGATGGTGGCCGAGCGTCGACAACGCCCCGTCGGATGTGAGCTTGCAAGCGACCCTCGACCAGCGCGCCGCCGGGTTGCTCGCCCTGTCGGGCGTGTTGGTGCCGACGTACACGCTGACGATGCGGCCGGGCACGTACTCGTGGGGTTTGCCCAACGTCGGCGACACCGTGCCCCTCGTCGTCACGTCGGGCCGCCTACAGGTCAACACGACGGCCCGGGTCGTGTCGATCACCTGGTCGCCCGGCGACGACGGCCAAGAGGACGTCGCCATCGGCGTCGGCCGCCCCATCACATTGCTGTCGGACCTGTTCGCCCGCAACACGACCGCCATCAACGCCCTGTCCCGGAGGTAGGAACGATGACCCGATACACGCCGCTATGGCAACAGGGCGGGAGCTACGCCGCGTCCCTCGACCGCGCCCTCATGCAATCCCTGTTCGTCGCCAACCCGCCCGGGTTCAACACCGGCCAGGTGCGCGGTGGGTTCATCGCCGGACTCGTGACGGCGGTGTCGAACACGATGAACCTCAACGTAAACGCCGGGTACGCCGCCGTACCGCTCGGGACGACGTTCGGGTCCCTCGGAACGGCCCTGTGTATGTGGGATGCGACCGAGGTCGTCACCGTGACGGCGGCGCCGCCGTCGGGACAGTCCCGCCTCGACCTCGTCGTCATCACCGTGCGCGACCCGGTCATCGACGCGGGCGCGAACAACGATTTCATTTTCCAAGTCGTCGCGGGCGCGCCGACAACGGGCACACCCGCCGCGCCCGCCGTCCCCGCCAACTCCCTCGCCGTGTTCCAAGTGCTCGTACCGGGCGCGGTGGCGAACCTGAACACCGCCACGCTCACCGACCTACGGCGCGGCATGGGCCCGCCCGCCGTGTGGCCCGGCCAAAACGCCCTCCCGGCCGGGACGAACCCGCGTGGCGCGCTCGCCGTCGCCGTCGACACGACCGACGACTCGCTGATGATGGCGACGTCGACGACCGGCGCGCCGCCGTGGACATGGACGCCGATCGCGTCCCGCCAGCACATGGACCAAACCTCGGCCTGGCAAATCGCCACCCTCAACGGCAACTTTGCCAACTTCGGCGCCGGGTACCAGCCGTGCTGTATCCGCGTCGTCGGGCCGCCCGGACGCCAGCGCGCCGAGTTCGAGGGGATGATCCTGTCGAACATCGCGCCGGGCCAGTCGCAACAGATCGCGCTGATATCCGGATACACGCCCGCCTACAACTCGCCGCCGATCCTGTGCGCCGGGTCGAGTGTCCCGTCGGGCGCGCCGAACGGCATCCACGACGTGCGCGCCACCTCGGCGGGAAGTCTGGCGTGGTTCGGCACGGTCGCGGGGGCGGCGATGGCGGCGGGCGGGTGGTTCGGGATCAAGGGGTCATGGCCGCTCGGTACCACCGTGTAGCGCTACGGTGCGCGGGATGGCCGACCCGATCGACGAATCCGAATCCGACGACGGCGCGTTGCATCGCCTGTACCAAGGCCAACCGATCGACGTGATACTCCGGTCCCTGTTCATCCTGGCCGTGCTCGCCCGGGTGCGAGGGCCCGTCACGCCCGAGCAACGGGCCCGAGCGCAAGCGCTCGCCGACGACGCGTTGTTCTCACAGGCCGAGAACCCGATCATCCGGCGCATCCTGGCGGCGCCATGAGCATTCGCATGCTCACCGACCTCGGCGACGCGCTGACCGCCGCCGGAATCCCGTTCACCGGCATACCGGCCACCATCTACGACCCGACCGGCGCGTCGGGATGGGAGACGCGCACCCGGCCGCCGTCGACGGGCAACTTTGACCCGCAAGGCGTCCTGTGTCACCACACCGCGTCACCGGCCGGGACGACCGACCGCACCGACTTGCAATGCATATGCGCCGGGAACAGTTCCGCGCCGGGCCCGATTTCTCAGCTGTACATCGGCCGCACCGGGTCGGTGTACATCGTCGCCGCCGGACGGGCCAACCACGGCGGTAAGGGCATCCGGCCCGGCATCGACAACGGGTGCGCCGATATGAACGCCGCCCTACTCGGGATCGAAGCGGGGAACAACGGCGTCGGCGAACCCTGGCCCGACGTGCAAACCGAGGTGTACGCCAAAGTCGTCGCGGCGTTGTGCGACTGGTACGGGTGGGTGATTGACGCCGACGTGTACTTGCACGCCACCACCGGCCCGCCCTCGGGCGGGTGCAACTCGAAAATCGACCCGGCCGGACCGTGGCAACTACAGCCCGACCTCGTCGGGTCGACGACATGGAACCTCGACACCTGG